AGATATAGTAAATAGTATAGTATATGCAGATTTCCAAGTAGGAGATAGAGTAAAAACTATTGGAAAAGGAAATGGTGCAAGTGATGGTTCTGCTAATACAGCACGTTCTGGGATGACAGGAACTATTACAAGAATTATAAATGGTGCCAAATATCCATACCTAGTGTCTAATGGAGAACCAATAGGATGGTATAAAAAAGAAGCTTTAGAGCGTATATAAATAGGAGAATATATGAACCAAGAACAATATGAAAAGTTAAAAAAGAAAATTGCAGACAACAAAGAAAGAATACAACAAAATACAGGTGCATTAGAAATACTAAAAACATTTAAAGCAGATAGTGATAAATTTTTTATGATGTGGCTAATTACATTTATAATGCTATTAGTGTCAATAGGATGTATTATGTTCTTATTGCATAGGTAGAAATGTTAAGATTAGAGTTCACAAAACAAGAAGTAGATACAATAAAAAGTAAAATATATTTAAGCGAAATGCAAGAAAGAATATTTGAATATAGATTAAAAGAATATAGTATAACGAAGATGGCTATGCTAGAAAATGTAAGTGAAAGCACTATAAGTAGAGAATTAAATAAGATAAAAAGAAAAAATTATGAAAGTAATTTGACAAAAATTTCAGATTAATTAGAGAGGAAACTAACAAGTTCCTCTCTTTTTTTTGTGCAATAATTTAAACAGAAAGGAGATACCACTTAATAGATTTGTTTAGAACACACTTCGAGGAGTCAAAGAGTATCTTTTTTTATTGAGGAGGAATTTATGTATAACAATCCATATTTTAATTACAATTCACAGCTTAATCTTGAAAAAATAGATAAGCAAATAGCTGACTTAGAAAAACTAAAGAGTCAAATGCAGCAACCTGCACCAATTACTCAAAACTTTCAGTTAGCACCAAGTAAAGAAATGAGATATGCAAATTCAATAGAAGATGTTATAAAAGAACAAGTTTATGGGGATACTCCTTTCTTTAGTAAGGATATGAGCATTTTATGGGTCAAAAACGGCTCAAATAACGTAAAAACGTACGAGCTAAAGGAAATTATCGCGAAAGATGAAAAGGACGTTAAAATAGAGTTTTTACAGGCTCAAATAGAAGAATTAAAGAAAGGGATGAGTAATAATGCAAAATCAAATGATGAATATGCTTATGAACCAGTTGAAAGCGAGAAATCCACAAATGTTTCAAATGGTAGAACAAGCAAGAAAAAATCAGAATAATCCTATAGATTTTTTTAAACAAATAACAAATGGAAGAAGTCCAGAACAAATGGATGCTTTTTATAAGCAAGTAGAACAAATGGGCTTTTCTCCCGACTTAATTAATCAATTAAAAAAGTAAGGTATCAACAGAAATGTTTGATATAGATTTTGAAGAAAGGAGGAACCTAAATGAACGGAGGAATACAACCAACAGTAGAATTAGCTACTAATCAAGGTTATCCATATCCAGTAATGATGGGAGGATATGGAAACGGTGGTTTTGGAAACAACGGAGATTGGATTTGGATTATCGTTTTATTTGCCCTATTAGGTTGGGGAAATAATGGAAATGGTAATGGATTCGGTGGTGGATTCGATAATGGATACGCATGGTTATCTAACGGTCAAAAAGAAATAATGACTAATACTAATAATGGATTTGACACACTTCACTTATCAAATCAATTAGAAGGAAACCGTGATGCTATCAATGGTTTATCTAATCAAATTTGCTCATCAACAGCCGATGTAGTTTCTGCAATTAACGGAGGCTTCTATGGAGCTGAAATAAGTGCAAATAATAGAGAAATGAACCGTACTAACCAAATGTTTGACTTACAATCTCAATTAGCACAATGCTGCTGCGATAATCGTCTAGCAACTTGTCAAACTCAAAACATAGTTCAAAATGAAGGTAACCAAACAAGATTTGCTGATGCAAATAATACAAGAGATATTATTACAAATGCAACAGCTAATACTCAAGCTATCCTTGATAAATTATGTCAATTAGAGTTAGATGCTAAGAACGACAAAATTGGGGACTTACAAAGAGAAATTCTTATGAAAGATTTACAAGCTAGTCAAATAGCTCAAAACGCATTTATTTCACAAGGATTTGCTAATGAAGTTGATGCTTTATACAACAGATTAAGCAACTGCCCAGTACCAAGTACACCAGTTTATGGTAGAACACCAATATTCACTTGTCCAGGAAATAATGGATGTGGATGTGGTTTCAACACAACAAGTCAATTTATTTAATAGCATAGAGTAGATTACTACTTGCTCGAATACGAGAACTTGCTTACAGGAGAATAGGCAGGGGCTTATTCTCTTTTATTTATGAAAGGAGAAAGATAAAATGATAGAAACAATTATAAATGAACCGTTAGCATTACCAAGCAATGCAAGCCCAATAACTTTTGACGAAACAGATATTAGAACAAGATGTGCTTCTTGTAATGGTTGGTTAGATTATTCAAATGGTAATCCTAATTTCAAAATATTTGGAAATGGTTATACAGGTTATTATGATGTAGAATTTAGTGCTTCTGTGAGCACAGCAGATGCAGGTGTTGTAGCAATAGCATTATTTCAAGATGGAGTAATAATTCCTGATACTGTAAGAGCGGTAACACTTGCAGCAGCAGACGATTATGAAACAGTTTCTTTTGATAAAAAATTAAGAGTTTGCCCTAGAGGAACTACTAATATATCAGTTAAAAGCGTACCAAGTGTACCAACACCAACTACGCCTACAACACCAATATCAACTACACAAGCAATTATAACTAACGCTACTTTTAGTATAAGTAGGATTTAATGAAAAATAACGTTGTAGATAATTTAGGGTTAGTATTACAAGCATTAAGTTTAGAAATATTGTTTAGAGATTATAACAATAGTGATTTAATGCAAGAATTACAAGCCCAAGATGAGAAGTATTTAAAAAAAATAATTCAGCAAAATGAAGAAATAAAAAAACTTCTAGTAGAAAGGAATACTGATGGAAGAGACAATTAAAAAACTATGCGAATATATTGAAAAAGTAGGAACAATGAATTTAGATGCAACAGATATAGATTATTTTTATAAAGTTGTAGATATTTATAAAGACTTAAAGGAGGTAGAAAGTATGTACGGAAATTATAATGGTAGAGGTCCAGGAAGAGGAGCTTATGGAGAATATAATGAATATAGTGATTATGGTAGAAGAGGAGTAGATTCTCGTTATCGTGGAGAAAGTTATATGGATAGTATGAACGGAAGTTATAGAAACTATGAAGCTGCTAGATATGAATATAACAATGGTAATTATGGTGCAAAAGAAGATGGATTAAAAGAATTAGACTATATGATGCACGCTGCTATGAAATTTATCAAAATGATAAAAGAAGAAGCAACATCTCCAGAAGAACAAGAAATAGTAAGAAAACACATTATGAAGATAAGTGAAATGTAATGTATAGATACTATAATGCAAATAAACTAGGTAAGTATGTAAACGATTGTAGCATTCGAGCAATAAGTCTAGCAGAAAACAGTAGTTGGGATTATACATACGATAAAATGAGTGAATTAGCTCAAGAACAAGGAACTATGATGGATGATAGTATATTTATAAGAGATTATTTAGATAAAAGATATGAAAGAATACCTACAAATAATGAGACAGTAGGGGAGATAGCAGGAGAATACCCTGATAAAGTATTGTTAATAACTATGGACGGTCATATAACTTGTAGCAAGTATGGAATAATCTATGACTCGTTTGATTGTAGAAGACGTAGAGTAGAATATGCTTGGAAAATAAAATAAAAAAAGAGTTAATTACTCTTTTTTCTTTTTTCAGTTCCTAATTTATACCATGTTCTTGCTGACCTCTCACTACAATAAACTTTTCTTGCTATCTCATCCCAAGTTAAGTGACGTTTCTTACCATTAAATGATATTTTAAATTCTTTTTCTCTTAAATATACTACGGCTTTCACAGTTTCACCATACTTTGAAAGTCTTTTAATTTCCTGGTCAATCCATCTATCTATATCTGCTAATTTGGATTGAATATATTTGATTGTTGTTTCTAATTGTTGCTCGTCTTCTAATTCTACGTATTTTAATATACTATCAGTGTGTTTTCCACCATCAACCATTACTTTATCGTATTTAGTCGCTTGTGGAAGAACTAAACATTTTAACTTTTCTAACCTACTTTGATAAAAGATTAAATCATTTTCTAATCTTTCTCTTTCTTTACTAGCATCCTCTAAAGTCATTACTCCTCCTTAATTTAACAAATCATGTATTTTAATTACATAAATTAGTTTTTTTATTACTTGTAATTTAGTTTCTTTGTCTGCTTCACTATCTATTACTTTTTCTATTTCTTTTATCCACTTTCTATAATCATTTAATTTCTTTTTAGATTTAAACATTTTTAAATTATCTCCTCTAATTTTATTCCATACTTATATTCAAATAATTTTTTCTTAATTCTATAAACCTTATCTTTTGCTGTAAATTTCGATTTTACGTCTACCACGTGTAATTTATCGTCTTCAGTTGTAATGTAACTAAAATCGGCTTTATATGTGATTTTACGGCGTGTTTTACCATTTAGTTTAAAACTATCCTGTAAAACATACTCTTTTTGTAATTCTAAGTCTTTAATTGCCCCCACTTTTTCTGCGTTCTTTAATGTTAGATAGTATTCTCCCTCTTTTTTAGAGTCAAACTTAATACCATCAACTACAACCTTCTTTGAAAAAAATTTACTCCTTTTTATCACTCCCTGCTACAATAAAACAAGTTATAAAAAAACCTACTAAAACACCTATTAAAAACAACAATATTCCATCCATATTATTCTCCTTTAATTTCCCATTTTTTTAAGATGTCAGTTATCATTTTTTGTCTTATTTCCTGTTCTGCCATCCTTTCATAATCTTTTTGAGTAAATATTGAAAAGTTTATTTCTTCAGGAATATCAGATTGAATTACTATTGAAACATTACATCCTGCTATTGTTTTAATGTCTTCGTTACCACCTAATTCTTCTTTTATTTTAAAATAAACATCTGGTCTCATTAAAACAACAAAATTGTGTTCTTCATCATTAAATTTTTCTCTTATCTCTAATATTGCTTCTATTAACTTATTTAACATTTTTTATTCTCCTTATTTATTTTTCTTTTTCTTTTCTAGTAATAATACACATACTGCTAATACTATAATTGCAATATTTTGAATTAAATCCACCATTATTCATTTCCTCCTTCTGTTTTACTTTGTATAAATTGCTTAATATCTTTGGTTTCACCTTTTAAAAAGTTTATTATATATTCCAAATGGTCAGCATCTATTAATACACAATTATTTTTATCTTTTCCATTAAATTTTATTGTTAATTTTAAATCCATTACAACTTTATTTATTCTTTGTTCTAAATCATAATAATCGCTATATAAATCATCACAAGCCTTTTGATATTCTTCCATTTGTTTACAAATATCTTTATATAATTCTTTTATTTTATCTTCTAATGTCATTACTTATCTTCTCCTATCTTATACATACAATTTTCAAATTGTTCTTTTGTTACTATTGATATAATGTTATCATTTGTATAAGGTGTTAAACCATATATTTGGTTTATATCTTCAATATAAATTGCTCTTTTTGGTGCTTGTGCTATATCTATTACTTTACTTCCATTAACATAATCTCCAACCTCTATTAAGTCTATTATGTTTGGACTTGATTTAATAACAAAACCATTTTCAGGATTTGTCATAGTTTTACCATTTTCAAACCTATACCAATAATAATCGTGATTATCATCTTTTCTTTTATCTACTAATCTATCAAAACCATCTCTAGTTCTTACATAATCTCCTACTTTCATTATTTATCTTCTCCCTATCTTACATAATTGTTTTTGTAATTCTATTTGCATATCTAATTTAGGCATAAAATAGTTTCTATAATCATATCTTTTATTAAGTAAATTCTTTAATTTTTTTAAATGTCTATCTTTCCAAAAAGACAATTTTTTATTTTTAAATTCAAAATACCAATATAATTGCATATTTTCTTTACTCATAAATATCATTACTTATTTTCTCCTATCATTTTTTATACCTAATTTTTTCTCATAGATTTTTATAATCTCATCTGTATCTCCATATTTATCTCCATATTCTTCTCTTGTTTGTAATGCAAATAAGTAATTTCTATACAGTATCAATAATTCTAATTCTTTCATATTATTCTCCTTTATCTAATAAACTTATAAAACTATTTAATCTTTCTAAAATCCACTCATCATTTCCTGTTGGTTGTTGTTTTATAATATCAATAGTTGACTTTACCCAATTTCTAACTTCTTTTATTATGTTTTCTTTTTGTTGTAATTCCTTTGCTATCATTTGATATTCATAGTCTAAATCGTAATAATTATCTTTTATTTTTTCCAAACAATCATTACTTTCTTTATATTTTGTTCTAAATTCTTCTTTTCCCCAAGCCATTACTTATCACTTCCTTTTAATTCTTTAATTTTATCTAAAACACAATTCAAATCCTCTATTGTTTGTTCTTCAAAACTATCAGGTTCTTCAAACAAATCTATATACTCTTTCAACCATTTTTCTAATTCATTTATTACTTTGTTAGCTTCTACAAAACTTATATAATTAACATTATTTAATTCTTCTAACATTTTATATTGTCTATTTAATTTTTCTATTTCATCTAATACTATATCTCTTGCTACTTCATAAGTGGTATCATTTAATTTTGCATTTGCTAAACATTCTATGCTTTTTTCTACTATATCATCACTCATTATTTATCTTCTCCTTTATCTAATATTTTTAATAAATCATCTGGATTTGTATTCATATCAAAAAAAACAGTTCCATCTCCATCTTCATATTTCCATTTTTCTACAAACTCTCTAACTTCTTTTATTATATTATTTAGTCTTTCTATTTCTTTATCACTATTCATTACAATATAAAACATTTTATCAACTGCATATTCATACCCTACTCTAAATGATTTTTCTTCTAATGTTTCTTCTCTTGTTAGTGATTTATAACCATCTTCCATCATTTTAATAAAATCATCTTTATTCATTACTTATCTTCTCCTTTTAATATTTCTAATAATTCTTCTAATTTATTTAAAGGACTTCCTAAATACAAATAATCTGCACCTTTATTTATTCCTTCTTCTAAAACATTTTTGTAATTTTCTATATATTCTATTGCTTTATCTATTCTTTGTTGTAATTCTATATTGTTATTTACTTGTCTTTCATATTCTTCCATTGTTATCATTTTAATTCATCTCCTTTTATTTTATTTCCTTTTAATTTATTTGAAATCCAAACATAAAAATATATAATTCCTTTCTTTTTAAAATAATGTGTTTCTCTTACTCCGTGTTTTTCACAAATTAAATAGTATTTAAACCTTTATTTTCTCCTTAATAATTCAAATATTTTTGACAACTCTTTTGTTGAAAATTAATATCATAGCAATTTTTCCAATTTTTTAGGTTTATATAATCAAATAAAATTGCACCAAATATTAAACCTATTGCTATTATTAGCACTATTATTAAACCTTTCCTTATATCAAATCCTCCCCATAAAAACTATTTTGAATACCATAACTTCCTTGTCTATATATTACTCTACAGAAGTCGTGTATTTTCATTAACATCTTGAAACGTTGATAACTATAACTTGTTAACTCACTCTTTGTATAATCTGACTCTTTGCTGTATTTTACGCTATTAAGCATTATTTCGTTCCATCTATCTGCCATTATTAAAGAAGATTGTGCTAATTTGTATGCCGTAGTAAAATCTGAACTATCTAACGTTTTAAATTCTTTAATAAGGTCATTATAATTTTGAATATCTTCTTCTAATTCTTTAATATTTTCCATATTTAACTTCCTTCACAATTCTTATAGTTCTACTTTTTTTATCGTCATAATCGATATAACCTTTTTTTCTTAATAAACGAAGAGCAGGAAGAACTGTTCCTGTACTCTTACCACCTAACGCTTTACAAAGTTCTCTTATAGTAGGACTGTATTTATACATATCAATATGTTCTTTAATAGCAGAATATAATTCCATTTGTTTAGGAGTTATATTCATATCATAATAAATTATTTCCATAATTCCTCCTTTATCTAATATTGATACTCATTTATAAGCATCTATCTAGCAACATACAGGAGATTAATTAACACTAGAAAGGGGGTGTAATGAAAAAAGTATGTTGCCAGGTAGACACCTACAAATAGGCGCCTATGAAGTAAGTGTCATCCGATAATATCGGAGATAGTGCTTTTTATAAGCACCACCAGAATAGATATAAGTATTGCAATACATTTAATACTTCTTCCTTTGAGTATTTATATTTCACCTACTCAGGTATATAGGTTTTGAGATGCCTAAGAGTAAAGGTTGTGAGTGTATCAAACTCTATTATATCTACCCTGATGCTACCTACAAAGGTAGCACTATGATATCCATTAGTGCTTTATTATTATTTTATCCAAGTAGGATTTGCACCTACGCCTATGGACGCGACCCATCGCGTTAACTACTTCGCTATTGAATAAACCTCTAATAAGCACCATCCTGATGGTATAACACTTCTGCGTGTATGTCGAACGATAAGTCGCAGATTAGCACATCCGAAATGTACAATGGTTTAAAGTCGATATATCACCAGGATGCTACTTACAAGAGTAGCATAAAATTAAAATGGTAAATCTGTATCTTCTAATCTTATTTGTTCTCCAAAATCTGACTCTGTTGTTATACTGTTGCCAAACTCTTCAAACGGATTATTTTCTTTTTTAGGTTCTTCTGCTATATCAAAGTCTGTACACTTAATATAGAAAGAAGTTCCCTTTTTATCTTCATTTTTCCAATTATAAAAACTTAACCAAGCATTTTTAATTTTAATTAGAGTTCTATTTTCTAACTCTACTCCTTGATTAAATTGTATAGGAAAGTATGCTCTTTCATACTCACCATCTTTGTTTTTCTTACTTATACCAGCAACGTATTTGTTGTCTTGCTTAAATATCATTACATTTTTGTCATTACTTATATTCATATTCTTCTCCGTTCATTTCTTCTAATGTCTCATATCCAAGATTATTAGAAATAATTCTTTTTGGTTTTAATTTTTTTTCTGGCTTTTTAGGTATTTTTTTATATTCCCACCACTCTGAGCCATCATAATCGTGTCTTTCTAACCACCAATCTTCTCCAACAATTAATAAATTAGTAGCAACTTCCATACAGCCATAACTGCTATCATAATTTTTGTTTGCTAATTTTTTAAAATCTTCAATATCTATATAATGTTTATTTGAACCTACCCATTTTATATCTTCTATCTTTTTATTATATTTTTTTAACTTTTCGATAGTTTCATTTAATAAATTCATTATAATCCTCCTCAAATTCTTGCTTCAAGTTAAATATTTTTCCCTCTTTATCGTGAGGTAGCCAAATCATAAAGTATTCATTTACTCCCTCACCTGTTAGATATTCAATAGCCTTATCATACATTTTTATTTGCTTATAGCATTTTTCTCTATTTTTCTTTGTATTTGTGTTATATGTTTTATAGTCAAATATAGCCCTCATAGAGAAGAGTTCCTCGTTTGACGTATAAAGTTTCAAGAAATCATAAAACTCCTTTGTAAAACCCTTTTCCTGATGTTTTAGGTACTCTTCTATCTCTTTGTGTACTAAAACTCCTTTATTACGGGCATATTCTAGTATAGATTTATCTACACCTTCATAATTTCCGTCATCCAATAATTGAGTGACACTAGGAATTATTTTTCCATTTAACTTATATGTATGAAACTCTTCTATATATTCTACTTGGCTATCAAAATCTTTAACACCTGTAATTAAGTCACAGCAGCCTGCATATTCGTCAGTATTAACTATTTTTTCCGTTAGCATTTGTAGTTCTTTCAATTAAAGCCACAGCGTCATCATAAAGCATATCTTCTAACTTTTCAATTTTATAATAATTTAACATTGCATCAAACTTTTCTTTAGGTACTAACTTTTTAATCTGTTTAATTTGGTCTTCGTCTATTTTTTTTGTTGCTTCTTCTTCAGGTAAATCTTCTCCTGCATATATGTATAATCCTAAACCAAACATTGCTAGGTTTTTAGTTAAGCATCTCATTATTGTTTTATTTATATCAAACATTGTTGCTTTTGCAACTGTCTTTTCTCTAACTTCACCAGTTTTATAGTCTTTTACTTGATATGTATATTCGTGGTCTAACATAGTTTTGTTTGCTCCATCCATAACTGGAAGCCACATTTCTCTTGTTATTCCGTTCATAGTGACTTTAGTAAATACCATATAACCAGTATTTTCGTCATATACATAAGGTAAATTATTTTCAAATCTCATTATTTCATAAGTCATGTCAGGTACTTTCTTTAATACCTCTGCAACTGCCCAAGCCCAACTTAGATAAGTTAAGCCATTTTTCTTTTCTGTGTTTTCATTAACATTTAACGCATATAATTCTTCAAACATTTTTATTTCCCACTTTCATTATAATTTCCAATTAATTCATATCTTGCATAACTTGATTTACTTCCAAATCTATCAGTAAAGTCAACTCGTTCACTTATAATATTCATACCATATTTATATTTTAGATTATAAATAATAGCACTTAATCTTGTTGCACCATATTCTTTAATTGCTTCCCAACTTGTAATATTTCCTTTTTCAATTAAATGTAATTGAATTGCTTTAGTTTTGTTCATTTTTTTCCTCCTCCAATCTTTTATTTAATTTATCTAATTCAATTCTACAATCTTTATAACTTCCTTTAAATACTCTTCCATAACCATAACCGTGTGGTGTAGAAGAATATCTTACTACTAAATGAGTTTTATCTCCTTCAGGAAACTCACTTCTTTCAATTTTATATTTAATTACTCTTTCTTTTAATAAATCTTCTTTATTCATCACATTTCCTCCGTTATATCTTTCAATTCTTTTAATTCTCTAATTAAAGCATCTTTATTTAATTCTTCGTCATTAAGAATTTCATTTATTATTTTTATTTGTTTCTTTACAATATCAATTTGTTCTCTTTCGTCTATTCTTTGTTGTTCTTCTTCTATTTGTTTATCTGTTAAAACCTTTTCTCCATATTTTTCTTCATATTCTAAATTACTCATCACTTTTCCTCCTTAATACATTTTTCATTTTTTCTTTAAACTCAATGCGTTTACTTTCATAAACATATTTTCCACAATAATTGCATCTTCTTTTTATTGTTCCGTATGGCATAAATATTGAGTGTCCACACTTACATTTAACTTTATAATTAGAATAATAACTATCTAATATTTCCGCTTTAGTTCTTCTTCTTCCACTAGAAGATTTTTTTCTAACTCCATATATCATTTAAAATACTCTCCATTTCATCCTGCTCTTCTTTAGATAGTAATTTAATATCTTGTTCTTTATCAAACCATTGTGGTATGTTTTCTTTTTTAATTACTTTTCTATTACTACGTTCCCAATTTCTAATTGCTGCTTTCCAGTCTTTCATAGGTGTTTTACCAACTTTCCAACCTTTACTTTCATAAAAATCTATAAATGTTTCTGCATCTATTTCATTATTGCGTTCTCTACAATAATCTTTAACTTCTTCTAAAGTTGGCTTTTTAAATTTTTCTTTTGTAATAATATTTATATTATTATTTTCTTTTATATTATTTAGTTCTTTATTATATAGTATTTTATTGTGTTCATTTTCCAAGATTGGATAATCCAAGATTGGATTTTCTAAAGTAGGTTCTTCAAATATTGTATATGTTGTATCTCTTAATATACCTTTTTCGTCACGATTTCTTTCTCTAACTAAATAACCAAACTCCATAAGTTCTTTTAATGTACTTCTTATAGAAGATATTCCATCATTAGATAATTTAGTTAAACCCTCTTCACTAAACTCCCAACCGTCTGGAAGACTTAACATAGTACAAATCATACCTTTTGCTTTTAATGATAAAGTTTTATTTCTAAATATATTATTATCAATTATTGTATAATCACTTTTTTTATTTTTTCTTAATATTGCCATACTAAAATCTCACTTCCTTTTTTTAATCTATTTTAAATAGTTCTTCAATTAAATAATATTTACCAGTTCTTTCATAAATTAAATCTCTTATAGCCCATATTTCGTCTACGTAAAATTTTGCTTTTCCATTTACTTTTAAACTAATTGTACTAGAAGTAAGATTTAATATTTTTTCTAAATCTTCATATTCTATTTTTGCTTCTTTAAGTAATTTTTTTATCATGCTATCACTCCTCTTCTAATTTAATTATATTAGATTATTCTTTAAAAGTCAAACATTATTTTATTTTTTTCTAAAAAATATTGTAAACTCTTGTAAAATATTATATAATAATATTGAGGTGAAATCGTTTGAATTCAATAGTCTGTGATAAAAAAGAGTGTTTTAGATGTCATACTAAAAATGGTCTACACAAGCATCATATTTTCTTCGGTACAGCCAATCGTAAAAAATCTGATAAAGACGGATGCTGGATTTGGCTTTGTGGTATTCACCATAACTTAAGCAACGCTGGTATTCATTTTGATAAGTCATTTGATTTAGAAGTTAAACAACTTACAGAACACAAGTGGCTAGAATATTATGACGAAGATATTGATAGTTTTATCAAAAGATATGGTAAAAACTACATAGAAAAAGAAGATAATTAATCTTCTTTTAATTTGTCATAAGCCCATCTAATAAATTCTACTTTATTCATACCTGCAGTTTTTAAATAATCTGTTATTTCTTTATATTCTGCTTTAGGTAATCTAACATTAAACTGGTCGTATAATTCTTTGTTTCTTTTCATATTATACTCTACTTTATGTTTTCTTGCTTTTTCACTTAAAATACCTCTCATAATTTATTTCCTCCTTGTAATATTATATTAAAAAACAACATAATTGTCAATTTTTTGCATAAAAAAACCTAGTTTTTATGAATTTTTATTTTATTTAATGTCTTTTCTTTATAATATTTAAGCCAAGACTCTTCGTCTATACCTAAATCTTTCATAATCATATCTATTCTCATATCTACTCTAATTAAAATTATTTCAAATGAAATAACTAATAGCATCATTGCAATTACAAATATCATATTTTATCTAACTCCTCTCTAATTTCTTTTACTAAATCTTCTGTAAAACTATATATTGCACCCTTTATATCATTATCTGTTATTACACAATTTTTATCTTCTTTAATTTCTAATAACTCAGCAACTATTAAATCTAATGTTTTACTTTTCATTTTTATTTTCTCCTTTATCTAATATTTCTAAAAGTTCTTTTTTACTTTGTTTACACTCATATCCATAATCACCATATAAATTGTTTTCAATATATTCTCTAACTTCTTTTATTATATTATTTAGTCTTTCTATTTCATATTCTAATTCTGCAATTTTAAATGTTTTTTTGTCGTTTATTTTTGCCATAATTATTCCTCCCTTAGCATATTCTTAACTCTATCTATAATTCTTAATTTTTCTTGTAATTCTTCGTATTCTGTATAATCATTTAATACTTTTTTTTCTTTATTTCTAATTTCGTGTAATCTTTTTATAATTTTATCTTCTAATTTTTTTAATTTATCTTCCATATTTACACCTCCTAATAATTATTTACATAATCTAATAATTCTTTTAATAATTCTTTTGTTTCTTCGTTTTCTTCTATAAGAAAAGCATTATATATTTTGTCTATCAATTCTACTGTATAATCATATCCTAAATCTTCTGCATTTTCTTTCATACTTTCAATTTCTTCTTTATTCATATTTATACCTCCAAACTATTTAATATTAATTCTAATTGTTGTATTAATTCTTCTTCTTGTAAATTATATTTATCTTCCATAGATATAATTATTTGTGTCAATACTCTATATGTATTTTCAATACCTAATTTCTTTTCAATTTCTAACATTAAACCTCTTATTTTTACTCCATTATTCATATTTATACCTCCAATTCCCCTTTATCAAACACTTCTTTAATTTGTTTATCTGTTAAGCCTAATTGTTTGAAAAACTCTTTTTGATGTCTTGTTGTTGTTTGACTATATTTACCAAAGCATCTAAAAACAATATTACCATTTTTTCTATTCATATCTTTCTCTGCTACTATTGTATTATAACTTTGTAGTTTTAATTTATTGTCTTCTAAAAATGTTTTTGCTTTTCCATAAAAACTTTTTCTACTGTCATATCTACATATTAAATCATATTTTTGCATATTATTTTACCTCCTTTACTATATCTTTTTTATTCCAATAGTCTATTGAATAGCCCATAGGATTATCATAATTTACATTAACTATTGCATCTGCATCTAAATCTTCTAAATCCTCAATCAATTCTTTAATTTCTTCAAAATCTTCACAATTTCTTGCAATATATTCTTTTACATTATAAACAGTTCCTAGAACATTTGTTCCATTATCATAAATATTATTCATAATCTTCGTCCTCCTCATAATCTTCTAAAAAATCTTCGTCTTCATACCAATAATAATCTAAATCAGCACAGTTCATATTCCAATTTTCTTCTCCAACTTCATAGTCTCCAGATGCCTCACTTGAAATATATGCTTTTTCTCCGTCTCTTTCTATATTTTTGACTCTTAGGTCTTCTCTATTTAAAGTCTTATAGAAATTACTATAAACTTCTTCAACGCTTTTTTTAGCATCTTCTAACTTTTTAATTAAATCATATTGTATTTGACCTCCACAATGGTCGATACAACCATTTTCTCTAATATCATATAAATATTCATAGCATCTTTTTAATTCTGCTAATATTTCTTTATCTGTCATTTTTTTTTCCTCCTCTAAAAACTTTTCTTCTTTTGTTTTTACTTCTTCTATGTCGTATTTATAACTTTTATGTCTTAATTCTAATTTATCTGCGTAATAATTCATTTCATAGCCTATTCTTAATAAATAAGCCAAGTTATCATATTTTATTACCTATCTTTCTATCTTAAAATCTTTAAATATTTTTTGTATTTTCCTTTCCATTTCAATACTTTCTTTATTAAATCTTTCACTTTCATAACCATAGCACAAATCATTTTCCATTTGATTTTTTATACTACCAATATTATATATAAAACAATATAATATTTCTTCTCGTATAGTTCTTTCAAACTCTTCGTTTGTTATATGTTTATTTGATACATAATCACTTTTTCTTACACAATCAACATTACTATACCACTCAGTTTCACTTATAGACCAAGTCCTAGTATATTCAATAAAATCTTCTACTAATTGTTTTAATTTTTTCATAATTATTCCTCCTCCATTTCGGCTTTTATTTCATCAATTATTTCTATTAAATTATCGTATGCTGCATCTAAATCAAAGTCGTCTTGCATCATTGTATCAAAATAATTTCTTATAATATCTTCCATTATTTTACCTCCTTTAATCTTTTACAATCTAATACAAATGTATCTAATAAATCTTGTATAAACTCATAATTATTTACTTCATACCAACTTATATAAGTATGAACTTTATATGTTAAACTATATGCTGGTGCGTAAACTTTATGTCCGTATATGAAAAGCCCATATTTTGTTGCTCTCATACTTTTTATATAATCATTTTTTTCTCCATACGCTCTTGTTATATATTCCTTAACATATTTTTTTAATTCTTCTAAATCTTTTTTAATTTCCATATTATTTGTCCTCCTCTATATATTTTTCTATTAACTTTAATGTTTCTTCTGCTGCATCCTCAACAGTGTTGAAAGTTTTTGTTGTATTTAGCCAACTTTCTTCGTCAAACATATTATCTGCATCTGTATAACCTCTTTTATATGTTATTGTAGGTGCATCACTATTTCTTTGTGCGTAAAGCCATATTCTTAATGGTAGTCCATTTACTAAATAAACATTTAATAAATAACCTTGTTCTCTGCAATTATAGAAAGTATCAACAGATATATCTTTTTTTACTTCTAAATAATTGTTTAAATAGTCTAGTATATATTGACTATAAATTATACCTTTATTTTTATAAATCATTTTTTATTTCCTCCTATTTTTTAAAACTTTCTACCCACTTAATAGCATCTTTTTTTCTATTAAATGTTAAAATACCTTTTTCTGCTTGAACTTTCCATAGTGTTTTTGTGCCATATTTTATGCTCCATATTTCGTGTAATTTTCTCATAATTGACCTCCTATTTATCAAACTTTCTGTCTCTTATTGCTTTATATAATTTTCTTAAGTCTTTACCTATTTCAGTCTTTTCAAAAGCATCTAGTACTTGTTGTTTTTCTCCTTTTTTAAATCTGTCTACATTATTTTCTCTTTTATATTTTTCTATGTAGTAATATAATTCTCTGTCTTTTAATTCTTCTAGTGCTCCATACATACAACTTTGGTACTCATAATATTCCCAAGTTCTGTTTATGTATCTAACTTTATGCTCTACTTGTTGTACTCCATTTTTTAGAATAATTGTTCTGTGCCCCCATCCAGTTCTTGTGCTCCAAGTTTCATTGATAAATTGATATTTACCTTTTTTTCTCATTTCCATATTCTTTCTCCTCCTTATTTTTGAGAAATGTTATTCTCAATTTGTGGTATTCTAACATAAGAGTTATAAAATAGTGCTCCTAAAATTATCATGCCTAATATTACTATTACAACTATTTTTTCCCCTGTTTGTGTTAGTCTTACCTTTTTTTTCATTTTTTTATTTCCTTTCTAGTGCTTTATAGCACTTTACAGAGTAGAACATTATTTTTTCCTCCTATTTTCTACTCCATAAACTACTATAAAGTAGCAGCCGTGCCAGTGTTATACTTTCACTATATAACTTTAGTAGGTGGAGAGTATTTCAACCCTCTTGTATCAATTACACGCGCTTTAATCTGTTCCAGAACCTACAACGACTTTAAATTGTCAAATAACATATAACTTGTTATGGTATGCTAGTTGTCAATATAAGTTATAATAAAATGTCAACTTTTTTCTGTTTGACAATTTCATTATATCATAGACCTACTACATTGTCAATAACTTTTTTAAAAAATTGCTATATGTTTACTTTCAATGTCTTATTCCAAAGAACCTATTTTATAGGGTTGTTTCAGCAGCATTTACTAATAATATATAGACTAGATAAAAGCCATTGAATTGTCTTGTCTTAGAGTAGAAATTGTCGTCTCTTTCTCATTGACAACTCCATTGTATCATAGACCTACTACATTGTCAATACTTTTTTTGAAAAAAATTAAAACTTTTTGAGTTATATATACTACGTATATATAAAAACTTGCATTTTTGCCGAACATTGCCGAATATTTAGGTATATACTATTAGTATGGAGGATGCCGAAATGGAGAAGCAAGGGAAACACAACTATAAACTTACCGAAAGTGATAGGAAAGCAATAGCAATATCTTACTATCTAGATAGAAGCAATACCAATATACAACAATTAGCAGATACCTATAGCATAAGCAGACAGTATATCTATCAATTAGTTAAGAAAAAAGAAACTAAAGAACTAGTCAAAAAGTGTGTAATAGAAGACAGCCCTAACTTTATTAAAAGAATAGACAAGATAATAGACGCATCACTTGATAAGATAGAATACAAACTGGAGACAGACGACACAGACAAAACAACTTACAGAGACCTTGCCATAATGATAGGGACATTATACGACAAGTCCAGACTGGAGAAGAACCTTTCAACAGAGAATAAAGCAGTAGAGATTAACATAAAGATAGAAAAATAATACACAGCAGAGGAGACACGGGAAGACAGCAGCAGAGACAGAGTAGAGACAAGCGTTAGACAGCAATTAGACAGCACCCCCTCCTATACAGTGCATACCCAATTTTAAAGATACTATCAATCTATACATATACTATATATATACACATACAAAACTAACTAATAAAAGGGCATTTGGCGATAACAATAAACATAATGAGTGCTAAGCAATAGGACGGACGCGTTCTAGGGAAACGAACCAGTAATTATGCTTGTTGGTCAATATAAGTCCCAGGAGGCTCTATGGCATCATCATATACAGACTATAAAAATGAAATCAAAGAATATATAATGAGACGATACGGAACGGAGGACACAATACTAGATGTAGGAGCAGGAAACGGAACGTATGCTAGACTACTAGGATATCCGAATATGGATGCTGTTGAGGTGTATGGACCGAATATAGAGAAATACGGATTAAGGGAGATGTATAGAAACGTATATAACGTGGATATAAAGGATTTCCACTATGGTTGGTATGATTTGGTCATTTTTGGAGATGTGCTAGAGCATTTGGAGGTTGAGGAAGCACAAGAGGTATTAAGGTATGCGTGTCAACACTCCAAGAACGTAATAGTAGCAGTGCCTTATGAATATAAACAAGGTGTGGAGGAAGGCAACGTTTATGAGATACATAAGCAAGACGATTTAACACCTTTAAAAATGAAGGAGAGGTATCCAGCATTGAAGGAGTTATGGAGAAACGACTTTTATGGATACTATGTGAGAGTATGAAACTAAGTATAATAATTCCATATTATAAATGTTATGAATATACTGAGAGATTGTTGGATGCACTAACCCCCCAGTTAAAAGAGGGTATAGAGGTAATTTTAGTGGATGATGGTTGCAATGAGACTCGTCTGGAAAAATACCCTATAAAAGTGGTTCACTTACCTGAGAACTCTGGTGGGGCGTCAATACCACGAAATAAGGGATTAGACTTAGCACAAGGCGATTATGTGACGTTTATAGATGCAGACGATATGATTACTGATGATTATATTGATGAAATCCTAAAGAAAATTGAGAGTGGATTTGATTATTGTTACTTTAGTTGGAATTTCAAAGGAGAGGACGTCATAATAGAGGACGAACCACCAAAGTGGAACGGGAGCGTATGTAATTGTGTTTATAAGCGTTCTATGATAGGCAAAGAAAGATTTAATCCTAGTTTAAGAATAGGTGAAGATAAAGATTTCAATGAAAGAGTACGTAAAGGAAAGAAGGAGAACATATTGAAAGTTTTATACCATTATAACTTAGATAATCCTAATTCAATAACGTATAATGAAAGAGGCATAAAAACTATAGAGCATAAAAACATATTTTATGTAAATGATTTAAACGTGATAGGTGGAGTTGAAACATATATCCACGAGATTTTGAAAAAATATCACGATTTAGATATATGTGTGGTTTATAAAACTGCGTATCCTAATCAATTAAAAAGAATTAGACAATATTGTAAAGCGTATAAACATAATGGTGAAATCTTAGTGTGTGATGTATGTGTTATAAATTATGATATCTCTATAATTCCTTTTATATGTGAGAGTGCTAAAATCTACCAAGGAATACACGCAGATTATGACCATCCGTATTATATAACACATAATTTTAAACCACCTACAGACCCAAGAATATATCGTTATATTGCGATAACTAAGCATATCCAGGACACATTTGAGGGTGTATCTGGAATACCTAAGAATAAAATGATACAACTTTATAATCCATTAACGATAGATGAGCCTGATAAACCACTTATACTAATAAGTCCTACTCGTTTAACTCCTGAAAAAGGGGAAAAGAGGATGCAAAAACTTGCTGAAGCGTTAGACAACGCAGGAATAAATTATGTATGGTTTATTTTTACAGATAGTGAGCCTACGATACAAAGCCCTAATGTAGTTTATAAAGAACCTACACTAGATATAGGCAAATGGTTAGATTTAGCCGATTACCTCGTTCAGTTGAGTGACTCTGAAGGATGCTCATATTCAATCAACGAAATGATGTATCGTAATAAACCTTGTATATTAACTCCGTTGCATTATTTAGATGAGTTAGGCATAAAAGATGGTGTTAACTGTTATATTTTAAATCACGATTGCTCTAATATGGACCATATCGTTAAAAACATCAAAAAAATACCTAAGTTCAATTTTAAGAAATTAGAAGATAATTATGATAAAATCCTTGTAAAATCTAAATCTCATTATAAACCTGAAGAAAAGAACATTACATTAAAATGTACTTCGTTCTTAGGATTTGACTTAATAAAAGAAGGTTATCACATCAAAGAAAATGAAACTATTGATGTGGATGAGTTTAGAGCAGAGGAATTATTAAGTTTTAAGGGGTGTTTTGAAAAGGAAAGATGAAAGCCTATTAAAAATAAAACACGAATTAATGGATAGATTAATGAATTTAAAAAATATAGACCCTACTGATAGATTAGAAATAGGATTATTGATTTTAGAACTTTTAGAACCTGAAGACTATGAAGACTATCGTAGAGTATTACAAAAAGAACATTATAGAAAACGCCGTAGATAGGCGTTTAACATTGCAATGTGGTGGAATTGGTAGACACACTGGTCTTTGACACCAGATATTATTAGTTCGAGTCTAATCATTGCAGCCAACTAAAATTCATCACTTTCGTGCTGCCTTTGTAGGTAGCATAGAGTAGATATAACAATAAGTAGAAAGTTTTAGGACTTATACTTCCTAGAGGATGTGTCCATATAGGTTTTAATATCTATTCTATGGTGCTTGTAAAAGAGCACTATATCTTATACCTTTATATATTTTCGTGCTGCCTTTATAGGTAGCATCAGGATATATACATAGCAACGCTTATAAACGATAGAGTATATATTCTGGTGGTGCTTATAAATTATTCGACAATAGGCACATTTAGGGATTGGTGCTATATGCACAGTTGAAGAGAGGAAAGACCTCTCTTATATCGCAGAGTAGAGTAACGGTAACTTGTAGGTTTCCTTAGCCTAAGATGGGGGTTCAACTCCCTCCTCTGCAACCAAAAAGGAGTTAATATGAATTTAGATTTGAGAATTACAGAAAAACAAAACGAATTTATCAACTCCGAAGCATTTGAAACATTGTTTGGAGGTGCTGCTGGTGGTGGTAAATCTTACGGACAATTAATAGATGCTTTATTGTATGCTTTGAAATATCCTCAAAGTAAACAAATAATCTTTCGTAGAACATTTCCAGATTTGGAACGTTCTATTATACGTACTTCATTAGAATTTTATCCACGTGAAATAGCATCATATAATAGTGCAAAACATACTTGGACTTTTAATAATGGTTCTATTATTGATTTTGGTTACATTGATAATGAAAATGATGTTTATCAATATCAATCTGCAGAATATGATGTTATCCGTTTTGATGAGTTAACTCATTTCACGGAATATATGTATGTTTATATGATTTCACGTTGTCGTGGTGCTAATGGATACCCTAAACACATAAAAAGTTCTACAAACCCTGGTGGTGTAGGGCATACATGGGTTAAAGAAAGATTTATAGATATAGGTCCTTATAATCAAATTCATAAGTGCAAAACTGAAACAGGACAAGAAATGACTAGATTATTTATTCCATCTTTTGTAACTGAAAATAAATTCTTAATGGAAAGAGACCCAGATTACATAAAACGTTTGGATGCTTTACCAGAAAAAGAACGTAAAGCACTAAAAGATGGTAATTGGGATATATTTGATGGTCAATACTTTAAAGACTTTGATAGGTCAGTTAATGTTATAGAACCATTTGATATACCTAAAGAGTGGGATAGATACCGTACAATCGACTATGGTCTTGATATGTTAGCCTGTTATTGGATTGCAATAGACACACATGGTAATGAATTTTGTTATAAAGAGTTATATGAGCCTAATTTAATCATATCTCAAGCAGCAGAACGCATTATTGAGGTCAATGGAGACGATAAAATACGTTATACGTATGCTCCACCAGATTTATGGAATAGACGTAATGATACAGGTAAAAATGCTTATGATATATTTAGAGAAAATGGTGTAATATTAACTAAATCATCAAATAATCGTATTTTAGGGTGGTATGCAGTACAAGAACACCTTAAAATAGAGACTTATAAGGATGAGCAAACAGGAGAAGAACGTAAAAAAAGTAAATTAAGGTTCTTTAATACGTGCAAAAACATATTAAGAACACTTCCTGTTATACAAGTAGATGAAAAAAATCCTAATGATTGTGCAAAAGAACCTCACGAATTAACTCACGGACCTGATGCAATAAGAGGTTTTTGTATAGAACGTACAAAAGCAACTAAACATTTAACAGATGAAGAGATGTTACGTGAAAAAAATCGTCAAGAAAAGCGAAGATTAGGAATTTTAGGAATAGCAGGTGCTACTGCTACTAAAGAATATATGAATTATGGAGGTTAGTATGGAAATAATTAAACTAATTTTACTTATAACAATTTTAATTCTTTTGATTTATCCAATGATTTTCAAAAAGAAACAAAAAAATGATGAAGAAGTCGAAGAAATAGAGGAAAAGCCTCAAAAAGTGGAAGAAAAACCTCAAATTTCTGAAGAAGATAAAGAAAAAATGGAAAAAACTAAGAAAGCATTTAATAATTTAATGAATTATGATGAAAATATTGCTTTAAAAAGGAGTGATAATTAAGGGCTGACACTACAAAAGATTGGAATTTGTATGAGGCAGGTGTCAAATATAATCAAAGCGTATATGGTAGTGATAGAGACTACTATAGCGTAATTGATACAAATATAGCCTTTGCAAATGGTGACCAATGGAGAAATGTCCAAGCAGATGGACTACCTAAACCTGTTTTTAACATAATAAAACGTGTAAAACAATTCAAAATAGCCTCATTAAAGGCTGATAACATAGCAATTTCTATACAACCAATGGAATATAGACCACAAACTAATGATATTTCAATGCAAAAAAAGGTAAAATCAACAGATTTAGCCAATGCAGAGATAAAAAATGTACTAGAAAACATCAATTTTGATGCAAAAAGCCGTACTTTATTAGGAGATGGCTTTGATACAGGTGATTGGTGCTTACATTTTTACTTTGATATGGATGTAGTTCCATATAAACAAGCAATGCCTGGTGTAAAAGGTGTAATTAAGGCTGAAATAATAGACTCAACTAATGTAATGTTTGGTAATCCTAACACACGTAGTGTAGAAAAACAACCTTACATAATCATAGTTGGAAGAGATTTAGTATCAAATTTAAAAGAAGAAGCAAAGAAAAATGGTTCTAAAAATGTAGATTTGATTAAACCAGACTCAGATACAACTTATATGATGGGTGATAATGGAAAAGTAGAAAGTGATGCAGAAGGATACGAAAAAGCACTATATATTATCAAGTATTATAAAAAAGGAGATAAAATATACGCTAATAAGTCCACAAAAGGGGCATACATCTACAAAGAGAAGGATACAGGGCTATCCTACTACCCAATAGCATTTAACAACTGGGAAGAGGTTAAAGGGTCTTATCACGGACGTGCAGAAACAACAGGAATAATTCCTAACCAAATTGCTATCAATAAAATGTTTGCAATGGTAATCTATCATTTAATGTTAACTGCTTTCCCTACAGGAGTATATGATGCAGATAAGATTGAAGGATGGACTAATGAAATAGGAGCACAAATACCTGTTACAAATTTACAAGGTGAGTCAATTCGTAATATAGCAGGATACCTAGAACCTGCAACAATGAGTTCACAAATAATAGATGCTATTGAATTAGCAATGCAATATACAAAAGAAACATTAGGAGTTGGAGATGCTTCATTAGGAAACGTAACAATGAATAATGCAACTGCAATTATAGCAATACAAAAGAGTGCAGCAGTACCACTAGAAAATGTAAAGGCTGCTTTCTATGAGTTCGTAGAAGATTGTGGTAAGATTATAATTGATATGATGGGAACTAAATATGGTATAAGACCTGTTGTAGTAACAGGACCTAATAATGAAAGAACATACGAAATGTATAACTTTGCAAAATTAAAAGATATGTGGTTACATATTAAAATAGATGTAGGTAATGCTTCATACTTTAGTGAAGTTGCAAGTGTACAAACATTAGATAACTTACTAAACAATGGATTTATTGAATTTATAGAATACTTAAAGAGAATACCTGATGAAATCATACCAAATAAACAAGAATTAATTAATTCTATTGAACAACAAGATTTATATAAACAAGCATTATATAACTTGATGGGTCAATTTATGGATACACTTCCACCAGAAATGAGAGCAAGTTTAACTCAATTAGCACCAGAGCAAATGGAAAAACAAGTTCTTGAAATGATGGGAGCACTACAAGATAACACAGGATATAATACAGTTCAAGATATGGAAAATCCTATGCCTACTCAAGAAGAGTTGGCGCAAACACTTCAATTAGGAGAACCTGGTATGCAACAAATGATTGAACCAAGTGTTAACATTGATAGAAATGCTCCTAAGAAAATGGAAGACTTACAAATGATAGGAGGGTTACAATCGTGAAAGAAGAATTAAAAAAGAAAAAGAAAATGAATAAATTAAAACAAAATCAAGAAGATGTAGAGAGAGAAACAGGAAAATATCAAGTTAGAAATCTAAATAAAGGCAATGAAAAGAAAGATGCAGCAGCAGAAAAACAAGTTGCATCTCGTTACAAAAATGATTTTGACCCAAGAAAAGTAGTTCCTGAAGATGGACCTCAACCAGGAGTAACAAGCAAAGGGTTATTCTCACTATATATAAAAAATAAAAAGAAAAAATAATTAACGCTACCTTTATAGGTAGTGTACTGATGATATATGCTATAAGTCCTAGGAGTTTGTTAGAGTTATCTCGGCTAGGCATTTTAAAAACTAACGTTATTACATTTACCCTGCTTTTCGAAGTGGAAGGGTCTCATATATCATTAGTACAGTACTTATAAAAGTACTACGCCCAACCATAGGCAAAGGAGGAATTTAAAATGGATGAAGAAGTTGTTGAAAGTAAACCAACAGAAACAATGGACTCAGATGACGATTTCTTTGCAGAAGTTGATAACGAAGTTATGAACGAAGTAGAGGATGAGTCACAAACATCAGAGGAAGAAACAAATGAGGATAGTCAACCAAACGAAACTCAAGAAGATAATTCTAAAGATGAAGTAGATTTAACACCTTTATTAAAGGCTTTATCTGGAAAGATTAAGTACAATAAAGAAGAAGTTAATGTAGAAAGTATTGATGATTTAATCAATGGATACCAAAAAGGATTAAATTACGATAAAAAACTACAAGAACTTGAAAATCTACAAAATAGCAGACTAGAAAAGTATGCTAAAGAAAAAGCAGATGCTTTAGGCATAAGCGTTGACGAGTATATGGACCGTGTTGAGAAATACGAAGAAAGCCAACAACGTCAACAAGAACAAGATGAACTAAATGAATTAGTTGATAATGGGATGCCTGAAACACTTGCAAAAGAACTAATTGCTGGAAGAGAACAAAGAAGGCAATTACAAAAGGAATTAAATGAAATTAGGGAAGAAAGGGAAGCAGCAAAGAAAGAAGCCGAAAAGAATAAAGAATATACTGATTTCTTAGAAGCGTTCCCAGATGTTGACCCTGACAAAATTCCTAAAGAAGTTTTTGAGGATGCTCAAAACTCTTCACTAAGTGAGGCTTATATGAAATGGCAAATTAAAGATTTAAAGAACCAATTAAGTATAGCCAAAACAAATGAGAAGAACTATGAGTCATCAGTAGGAGGAGTCACAGAGACTGGACCTGCAAAAGATAAAAGAGAAATAGACCCATTTTTAGAAGGGTTCAACGAATAGGAGGAGATTTAAAGGGCTATAAATTTAGCACAAAAATATGAAAAGAAAGTAGATGAAGCATTTAAAAAAGCATCATTTACAGCAGCATTAGTAAATAACGATTATAATTTTGACGGAGTAGATACAATTAAAATTTATCGTATTCCAACAGTTGCATTAAACAACTATACAAGAACTGGTTCAAATAGATATGGTGAACCAGGAGAATTAGAAGATAGTATTGATACTTATCAATTAACTACTGATAAGGCTTTCACTTTCACTATCGACAAAGGAAACAATCAAGACCAATTAAACGTAAAAGATGCAGGACGTGCACTTAAGAGAGAAATCGACCAAGTTATCGTTCCAGCACAAGATAAACAAGTATTAGCAGTAATTGGTAAAGCAGCACACGATAATGACTCTTATGGTACAGGTGCTATTACTAAGGCTAACGCTTATGAAAAATTCTTAGATGGTCAAGAAAAATTAGACAACGCTTTAGTTCCAACAGATGGACGTATTGCAGTAGTTAATACATCTTTCTATAAAGCAATTAAACAAGATAGTTCTTTCACTAAAACAGGTGATATGGCTACAAAATTATCTTACAAAGGTGTAGTAGGAGAAATAGATGGTGTACCAGTAATTAAAGTACCAACTTCTTATTTACCAACTAACTGTGAATTTATAATCACTCACCCAATTTCTACAATCAATCCAAAGAAATTAACTGATTATAAAATCCATAGAGACCCACCAGGAATTAATGGTAACCTTGTAGAAGGTCGTGTAAGATATGACACTTTCGTTCTTGAAGGAAAGAAAGACGCTATCTACGCTCACTTTACTTCATATAGTGGATAGAATAAATCAAGAGTTTATCTCTTGATAAAAGAGGCTCTATTAAGAGCCTTTTTTCTGAGGAGGTAATAAAATGACAGGAAACAATGTTTTTACAATTACAATGGCAATGATTGACGAAATGTTAACATCAGGTCAATTAGATGCAGAAGCAACAGCAGAATATCGTGCAAAAGCGCCATCTATTCTTACAATGCTTCAAAACGAATTAATAGGTATAGAGAACAGATATAGAAAAAAAGATGAATACATATATCCAGTACCTATAGAGTCATTAGACCAAACATTTCAAATAGACGATATAAAAGCAAGTACGCTATTTACAAATGGTTTGGCTGCTCATTTAATGCTACACGAAGATAAAACACTAGCAAATTTCTTCAATGAAAGATATGAAGAAATGAAGGCAATGTTCTTAAAATCAATGCCTAGAACACCAGAAACAAGAGAAGATAAATATGATGCTACTTTAAATTACTAGGAGGTGATTAAAGGGCTACAATTCAAGTAGGAAAAACAGTAACGCCTGTAAAAATAGAAAAATTCTTAGGATTAAACCTATCAAATACAGGAGATACACAAATCCAATTAGGTGAGTCAGGAAATATGACTAACTTTTATATAACTAACGATTATAAATTAAAGAAAATGTATGGTTATAAAACATTTAAAACATTTACAAATAAACCAATTAGAGGTATGTATGCTACTAATTTAGGTGGAACTGAATACTTATTAGTATCTGTAGATGGTAAATTATACTATTATACAAAAACACAATTAGAAGATGAAGAAAATTGGAGCACAATGCAACCTACTTTAATAGGTAACATAAATGATGCAGAAACATCTTTCTTTACATTTGATAAAAAGATATACATCTTATGTGGAAAATACTATAGTTGGGACGGAACTACTTTAAGTGAAGTAGAAGGATACACTCCATTAGTATTTATTAATACACCTCCAGCAGGTGGTGGGCTTGTTTATGAAGAATTAAACATATTAAGTTCTAAAAAACATCAAACATTTAATGGTGATGGAACTTCAACTGTATATCATTTAGCACAAAATTATAGTGTTAGTGGAGTAAATCTTACATCTGTTGACAAAGTAATAGTAGGAGGAACAGAAGTTTCTTCAAGTACATATACAGCAGACTTAGTAAATGGAACAGTTACATTTAATACAGCACCTGCGCAAGGTATGGATAATGTAGATATTTACTGGACGTTAAATGATGGTGATAGAAACATAATTGAAGGTATGAAATTTGGTACTGTGTTTGGTGGAGATGTAGATACAAGAGTATTCTTATATGGAAACTCAAATTGTCAAAATAGAACATATTATAGTGGTATAATTGCTGAAGATGTGACAGATGGAACTCCAAGCGTTGAATATTTCCCATCTTCAAACTTTGTAGATATAGGACCATCAAACTTTGCTTTAACAGATTTAACAAGACAATATGACCGTTTACTTGCTACAACAAATAGACCTGAAGCATATTACTTAACTATAGGATTAGAAAAACTAGATGTAACATTATCTGATAATTCAACAACAACAAGATATGTATCATCAGTATCTACTTTCCCATTAAATGAAGTTCACGGAAACTTTGCTATGGGGCAAGGTCAATTAATAGATAACTATCCTGTAACATTTGATAGAAATGCTTTAATAATGTGGAAAGCGACAAACGTACGTGATGAAAAGAACATGGAAGATATATCACAAAAAATAAGATTAGACTTAGTAGATTTAAATGCTTCTTCTATATGTTCGTTAGACCATCAAAGCGAAAACCAATTATGGTTTGGAGCAGGTAATAGAATTTATATTTATAATTATTTTAACAAAACATATTCAAGAATAATAATTCCTGATACGTTGAGACACTTTGCAGATTTAGGAAATTATGTATATATGGGAACAACAGGTGGAAAACTAATGAAATGGGGAGACCAATTTGATGGATTTGATAATGAAACAATAGATGCTTATTGGGAAATGAACTTTGAGGATTTTGACACAGCATACTTAAGAAAAACAATGAATAGATTATGGGTAGTAATGCAACCTCAAGCAAAATCAAGTGCAGATATAGGCTTTATTTCAAATAGAAACGCATCAAGTTCTAAAAAACATATAGCGTATCAAATGCAAGTTATGGACAATGTAGACTTTGCAAATTATACATTTGAGATTTCTAACAATCCTCAACCTTTTAGATTGAAGATAAAAGCGAAGAAATTTACAAACTTAAAAATAACAATAGAAAATACGGAAAAAACAGACTGTACAATACTTCAATTAGTATTGAAAGTTGAAAGTTTTGGAGAGAGTAAATAGGAGGATTTATGGATAGAGAGAGTTTTGAAGTAAAAGTGTTAGAAAGATTAGCACAAATAGAAACAAAATTAGACAGATATGATAGATTTGAAGCACAAAGTAGTGAAGCATATAATTTATCAAGAGAAAATGAAAAAGAAGTAGAAGAAATAAAAGATAAAATGAAATGGTTATCAAGAACAGTAACAGCAGCACTTATCGGACTTGTAGGAGAAATTATTGTTTTTGTAATAAAAATGATGAAATAGGAGGGATAATATGAAATTACCAGACAAAGTATATACCATTTTTAAATGGGGGCTTATTATATTTATTCCAGCATTGATTACATTAATAGGAACATTAGGACAAATATATAAGTTTGATACAGAAGTAATTATATTAACTATATCAGCAATAGCAACTTTCATAGGAACTGTTACTGGTATATCTAACTATAACTATAAAAAAGGAGAGTAATAATATGGCGTTAACAAAGTTTTTAACAAATGTAAATAATATACAAGCCTTATCAGATAAACCAAATGAAATTGATGGTTTAACTTCTGCAGAATTAAAAGCAAAATTCGATAAAGCAGGTTCGGATATAAAGACTTATATGAACGATACATTAACAGAAGAATTAGACACAAAATTTAGTTCAATAACAGAAGATTTCGTAACAAATGATGATGCAAGATTATCTAATTCAAGACAATGTAATAATTATTTTGATAGTTGGAGTACAGCAAGAACTAACTTAAAAATAGGATATGGAACTTCTCTACCAGGAACTGCAGATGATGGAACAATATTCTTTTTATATGAGGAGTGATATAAAGGGCTACAACACTAAACTATAACTGGCAAAATGTTGCAACTTATTTTGTAGATACTGGTGGTGGAGGTGGAATTTACTTTTATATTGATGCTAAATTAAATAGACAAGACTCAGCAGGAAATTATTCCGTAGTAGATACACGACTAAATACTGGAGTAAAAGGATATGCAGGTGGAAGTGGATACGGATTTTCACTAACTGGTTCAGGAGGAAGAAGTGGTTCTGAAGTATGGAATTACGAGTGGGAAACTGCCCTAACAGGACAAACTACTATTTATCATAATGCTGATGGTAATAAAAACTCTGCAATATCAGCAGGAGCATACAATAATTACTTAGGATTTAATATAAGTTTTAGTGGAGATATAACTCTACCAAGAATATCAAAAGCACCATTTTTAAATAATGTAGAATTATCAGGAGTAACATATAATAGTGCAACTGCATCTTTCTCAGTATCAGATAATGGTGGTGCAACAGTAACAAGCACTTCTTTATCAATATATTCAGACACAGGACTAACACAATTAGTTCAAACATTAGAAGGAACTTCAGGAACATTTACAGGATTAAAATCAAATAGAGATTATTGGATAGTAGGAAGTGCAACAAACTCAGTAGGAACAAGGACAACAAGTTCTTTACAAATAAAAACAGAAGGCTCAGTAGTAAGGATGAAATTAAATGGAAATTGGAAAGACACAATTCCATATATAAGAGTAAACGGAGCATGGAAAGAAGTAATACCTTATATGAGAGTTAATGGAAGTTGGAAGGAGGAAAGTTAAGGGCAAGTTACGAAGACGACTTAAATAGACTAAAAACAGCACAAAGAGATGCTGCAATAGCAGATTTAGAAAATACAAGAAATCAAGCATTAAGCAATTTAGAAGCAGAAAGACGTTCAAATGCTGCTTTATATAATCAACAACGTTCAACAGCAAATGCACAAAATAGGATGAACGCAAAAAACTTTCAAGAGTACCTAGCAAGTACAGGAAGAGCAAATAGTGGATTAAGTTCACAAGCACGTATGCAATATAATAACAACTTACAAAATTCACTTAACAATTTAAATACAAGTCAAGCAGGAGCATTGGCTGATATAAATCGTAGACAAACATTAGCAAATGATAGTTATAATACAGGATTAGCAAGTGCTAATGCAAATATAGAGGCTAATTACATACAAAACTTATTAGACCAAAGAAATAAAGAATTAGAAAGACAATTACAAGAAAGACAATTACAAGAGTCTATAAGACAATTTAATGAAAACCTAGCATTACAAAGAGAGAGATTATACTCAAATTTTAGTAGTGGTAGTGGAGGAGGCAGTTCCGATTATGGAACAGATGATTATACATTTACTAATGGTGGTGGTTCTAGTGCTTCTGGAAGTAGTTCGAACAAGGCTGGAGACCAATATGGATATTTTTCAAATGGATACCAACCTAAAGGAATTGTAGGATATGGAAAAGTAAGCAAATCTGGAGATACTATACAAGTAAATGGAAAAACTCAAAATGTATGGAAAACTTCTGATGGAACTTTATGGTATTGGGATGGTTCTATAAGAGAATATAGGATGATGAATAATGGACAATATCATACTGGTTCTTCTGGACAAACTCACGGAGGAACTGGCAGAAAAGGATAGGAGGTACTTATGCAATATGTACTAAATAAAGATGGTTCTGTATCTGAATTAAACAAGAAAAAGAAAGAAAAAAAATCAAATATTGATATTTCAAGTGCACTTAGTACAAAACCATTACAAGAGTCTGTAAAAAAATTTAGTGATACATTTAATAATAGCGCAGTAAAAAATCAAGGATTAAACTTTTCTAATGTAGTTACTGATATGGCAAATATAGATGAAGCAGGAAAAAATGTATTAAAATCAATTCCTATATTTGGAAATAAATATAAATTACAAGATGAAATAAATAAAAATGTTACAAATTTATCAACAAATATGGGTACTGGCGCTGTAAAAACAGCTGAGGGAGTTGCAGATACAGCTAGCGATTTAATATTTAACCCTATGGAAAGAGCACAAAACTATGCGTATGACTATATAACTAAAGGTAAAAAAGTGGCAGATGAAAACTTAAAAGATTTAAAGAAAATGCAACAAAGAGATATTAAGAAAAATATGACTCAAGATTTTCTTAATACAACAGGATACAATGATATAGCAGACGAATTAGAAAAAGGTTCATTAATAACAAGAGAAAATACTGCTGGACAACTTGCTCAAGGCGTAGGAGGCATGATGCCGTCTATTGCGTTAGGGCAAGTATTTGGTGGAACACCACAAATGGCAGACCTAGCAGGATTAACTGGTAAAGAAAAACTTGCTGCTGCATTAGGTAATGTAGGAAGAACTTATGTATCTCAATTACCTGCAAATGCAATGCTTACTGCTTCTGCTTATGGTGGAGGTATGGAAGAAGCATTAAATGAAGGTGCAAATATGAACCAAGCAAGACTTTATGGTTTATCAGATGCAGCAATAGAAAACCTTACAGAAATGATGACAGGAGGAGTACCTGGTTTACAAGGTAGAGGTGGAATAGACCAATTTGTAGACCCTCTACTAAATAAATCATCAAATAAATACCTAAATGCTTTATTAAAAGCAGGATATGGTTCATTTGGAGAAGGTTTAGAAGAATATACAAGTGAGATGTTAAATCCAATTGCTAAAAAGATTTATTCTAATGAGCCAATAGATTGGGCAGAAACTAACAAAAGAGCGTTAGAAGCAGGTAAACTTGGTGCTATGACTGGTGCGTTCTTAAATGCTCAAAATACTATGAACGATTTTAGAGAAGCAAAAAACGTTAAACCACAAAATAACGTCAATACAGAAGAAAACTTACGAGATAATATAAATACTCAAGAAGTTTCAAAAACTCAACCAGAAACAGGTTTAGATAGCAAAGAAAGCAACTTAGATAATATAGAGACACCAAAACAACAACAGGACGTTCAAACAGAGCAAAATTTAACAGAAACACAACCAGATAGATATATTACTTTAGAAAAACAAGGTAAAATTGATAAAAACATTGACAATACCGAACAAATGGTTTATAATAAAGACACAAAGGAGAGTGTGATTAATGGAAAAGAAGAAAATGTCGAAGGAAGAGGCATTGAAGATATTGGAAAATATCAAGAAAACCCAAATATCTCCAGAGAAGAGCAAAGAACTTATTATGAAAAGAACAGGTATGACAAAGGAACAGTGGGAGAAGCAGAGGGAAGCGTTCGAGTAAATGGTTATAAAGTAAATGGTAAAGATACAACAACATTTGGAGAAACAATACCAAATACCAATAACAATGATGTACACGAAATAGTAAAATCTGCAAAAGAAAATAATCCTTATGGTGCTTACGTAGATTTAAAAGACGATTATAAAAATTATAAAAACTTTACTTTATCAGATGGTTCAGGAAATGTAAGTGTAACTCCTGACGGAGATATAGTATCAGTGGTAAAAAACCCTAATAGCAAAATTAAAGGTGCTTCTAAGCAATTATTATTAACTGCTATAGAAAATGGGGGAATTAAATTAGATAACTTTGATGGTTTCTTAACAGATAACTATCAAAATGCTGGTTTTATACCAGTAGCAAAATCATATTTTGTTGACGAATATGCTCCAGAAAATTGGAATTATGACCGTGATGGAAGACCTTATGTAGTTGCAATGATACATAACGGAGATAGTGCTGATGTAGTAGCACAAAATTGGGGTAAATATCCTAAAACAGATATAGAAAAACTTCCAGCAATGGAATATGATGAAATGATTGCATATAGAGATGCAATAGGTGAAGCAATATTTGGAAGAAAAGGAACTAGCAGTAGTTCTTTTAATAATGAAATAACAGAAGTTGAAAACAAACCAACAGTAAACTCTGATGAGTTTAAAGAAGCACAAAGAAAAGTAAAAAACGGAACAGCAACAGAAAAAGAAAGAAGTTATATAAAGACAGCAACAGAAGCACAAAATACAGAACAATTAACTAAAGAAATGAGTGATGTTGCTCAACATTATCAAGTTTATGAAAATGAAAAAGCAATAAAACAAGCAGAAAATAGACTTAAAGATTTCAAAACAATAGATGATAAAGCAAGATATGTTAATGATATATTAAAATCAGATAAAAGATTAAATGCTTCAGATATGGCAGCAGCAGAATTAGTATTAAAAGATGCAGCAGCATTAAGAAGTACAAAAATATATAATGAAGTTTTAGCAAACTTATCAATATATGCAACAGAACAAGGTCAAAGTATTCAAGCACTTTCTTTGATAAAAAAATTAAGTCCAACAAGTCAATTAGATGTATTAGAAAAAATAATAAAGAGAGAGCAAAACAAAGGTAATAAAGCCTATGAAAACTTAAAAATAACAGACGAAATGAGAAATAAAGTTTTAGATTGCTATGACGAAAACGGAAAAGTAAACCAAGAAAAACTAGATAAAACAATGGAAAAAATCAAGGACGAACTAGGTGAAGAAATGAGTAAACACGTTTCTGTTGATGAAAAAATACGTTCTTGGAGATACTTATCAATGTTAGGAAACCCTAAAACTCACATAAGAAACATTGTGGCAAATACTGCAATGTCTGTAGTAAAATACATAAAAGATAAAATAAATGCAGCAGGTCAAGATATATTTATAAGAGATAAAGCAAATAAAACAACAACTTTAAAACGTTCAAGTAAAGATGTAAAAAATTTAGCAAATGAAACTTGGAACGAAGTAAAAGAGGTAGCAGCAGGAAACAAATACAATGAAAAAACAGATTTAGAAAACAGAAAGAAAATATTCAAATCAAAAACTATTGAAGGAGCAAGAAATTTAAATGAAAAGGCTTTAACAAATGAAGACTTATTTGCAAAACAATTAAATTATAAACGTTCATTTGCAAATTATTTAACTGCACAAGGAATATCAACAAAAGCAGATATAGAAGCAAATCCTCAAATTGTAGAAAAAGCAAAACAATTTGCATTACAAGAAGCAAATGTAGCAACATTTAATGAAGAAAACAAATTATCTGAATTTATTAATAGTGCAGATAATAAATTAGGAACACCTGGAAAAGTAATAAGAGGAGCAATAATACCATTTACAAGAACACCATTAAATATTGCAAAAAGAGGTATGGAATATACTCCTGGAATTGGTTTAATAACAACAATAGCAGATGTTAAAAAAGCACCTGCAAATATGAAAGGTGCTGTGTTAATAGATGGTTTAAGTAAACAAATGACAGGCTCTGCACTTGCTTTAATAGGTTATGCACTAGCAAAAGGTGGATTAGTAACTTCTACATCAGATGATGATAAAGAAGGAGAATTTAAAACTGACCAAGGTTCACAAATGAATTACTCTATAAAAATAGGAGATAAATCATACGATTTAAGTTGGTTAGCACCAAGTTCAATGCCTTTCTTTGTAGGAGCAAGGATGTTTGAAGTATTAGATAAACAAGAAGGAATAAATGAAAATATAATCCTTGAGTCACTTGCTTCAACATTAGACCCATTAAGTGAAATGAGTTGTGTAAGTTCTTTTACAGATATATTAAAAAGTTATAATCAAAAAGGAACTGGTATGATAAAAGATGTTGGAATAAAGACAGGACAAAGTTATTTATCACAATTTGTTCCAACAGTTGTAGGACAATTTGCTAGAGTATTTGATGATAAAAAGAGGACAACAGCAGCAGACTCAACATCTCCTAATAAAATATCTCAAAATACATATAGAACTTTAGCATATAAAATTCCTGGATTAAGAAATACTTTACCTGAGTCAACAGATTACTTAGGAAACACTAAAAAAGAAGATGAAAATATGCTTATAAGAGCATTTAATGCTTTAATAAACCCAGCAAATGTAAAAACAGATACAATGACAAAAGAAGGTAAAGAAATTTTAAGAGTTTACAATAAAACAGGAAATGATGATATAATTCCTGCTGCTTTATCACAAAGTGTAACATTTAATAATAATAAATATGGTATGACACGAAAAGAATATAATGAATACAAGAAAACTTTTGGAGATGCTTATACTAAAAATTTAAAAAGTTTAATGAATACACAAGAATATAAAGAAGCATCAGATGATGAAAAAGCAACAATGATAAGTGGATTAATGAATTATTCAAAAGATAAAGCAAAAGATGAGTTCTTAACTGATAAAGGTGAAGATTATGTAAAAACTAACAAATCTGGAGAAAAATCATCATATATAAGTGATAAAGTAGACTCATTAACAAATAAAGACTTTACAATAACAGATTATTATATTTATAAAACTTATGCTTCTAATGTTGTAAATGGAAAAGAACAAGATGTAAGAAATAGATTAAATACAATAAACACTTTTGGAATAGACTATAAAACATATTCTAAATATATGGAAGAAATAGGTAAAATCAAAGGTGATACTGATAAAAATGGAAAAACAATTCAAAATAGTAGAAAGAAAAAAGTATTCAACTATATTAATGGATTAAATTTAACATCAGAGCAAAAGAAATTGTTGATGAAGAAAACATATTCATCATATAATAATTATGATAAGCAAATATTTAATACAATAAATAATAGTGATTTAACATTAGAAGAAAAAGAAAGTTTAAAGAATTTCTTAAAAATAGGAAAATAGAGGTGATAAAATGATAAGAATAAATCCAACAACAATGGATATTGAAATGATTAAAAGAGATACAGGACCAATATCTGTAAGACCAAAAGTAAAGGGTACTCGAGATGAGTACCTTTTAACTGATGGAGCAACATTGTATTTTACATTAAGAAAACTAAAAGATGGGCAAATAATAATGAACAAATCAACTACTGATTTTGAAGATGGTATAGGTTCTATTGTTTTAGAAAGTTCGGATACTCAAGATTTAGATGTAGGAACATACTTATATGATTTAGTAGTAGTAAGAGCAGATGGAACAAGAGATACACTAATACCACAAGGAAGAGGTTCATTATATTTTGTAATTAAGGAAGGAGTGAAACAAGGGCAATAGAAGCAGCAAATCTAATAGAGATTGAAATACCAGCAGGAACAAGAGGAGTTCAAGGTATTCAAGGTATTCAAGGTCCACAAGGACCACAAGGAGAAAGAGGATTAAAAGGTGATACTGGAGCACAAGGACCACAAGGAATACAAGGTATTCAAGGAGAAAGAGGTATCACAGGAGATACAGGTCCACAAGGTCCTCAAGGAGTTAAAGGAGATAAGGGAGATAAAGGAGATACTGGTAATGCAGGACCAGCAAATACTCTAACAATAGGAACAGTAACAACAGGTGCAACATCAAGTGCAACAATAACTGGAACAAGCCCAAATCAAACATTAAACTTAGTTTTACAAAAAGGTGATACTGGAGCAACTGGTGCAACAGGAGCAACAGGAAATGGAATATCTTCAATATCAAAGACAGGAACAAGTGGATTAGTAGATACTTATACTATTTCATATACAAATGGAAATTCTACTACATTTGATGTAACAAATGGTGAAGATGGAGATGTACAAGATGTCCAAGTAAATGGAACATCAATATTATCAGACCACGTTGCAAATATAGATTTAAGTGATTATGTAAAAAATACTGATTATGCAACAAACAGTGTAGGTGGAGTTATTAAGGTAGATACTGCTAACGGAATACAAATTGATAGTGGTAAATTATCAGGTTTTACAAGAACTTATAGTCAATATACTTCAGGAGGCAATGGAGTAATAATTAGTAAAGGAACACTAGAAAATGTAATAACTGGAAAAGCATTAGAAACATCTACAAATAAAGTAACTTCTCTATCTTCAAGTTCAACTGATACTCAATATCCAAGTGCTAAATGTGTATATGATATTGTAGGAGATATAGCAACAGCACTTGATACAATACAAAGGGAGGTAATCTAATATGGGTACAATAGCAGAAAAACTAACATATTTAGATGAAACTCGTGAAAAGATAAGAAAAGGAATTAATTCTATTGGAGGTAATTTAACAAATACCGATACATTTAGAAGTTATTCAGATGCTTTAGATGGATTATATGAAAAGTTTCCAAAAGTTACTGGGACAGGAAATAATATAACATTAGAAGATACAATGGAAGCAAGTATAAAAAGTGAATTACAAGGAGATACATCACAAGCAAGTACACCAACACCAACAACACCAGTTGAAGTAGAAACAGTAACAGGTGGGCAAAATATACAAATATGTAAGAAAAACTTATATGCAATAACAAGTGTATCAGGATGGAATTATTCTTCAGGATTACCAAATTTAGAAAGTGAATTTGTGGTAGTAGATAGTTATAACACAAACAACATAAAATTTCACGTAACAGGTAATTCTTATTTAATTGCATTATTACCAACAGTTCAATTAAAACCAAATACACAATATACAATTTCATATACAAGAACTAACACATTAGTTTCTGGCTCTGCTGCAAGAAGATACATTTATAATGTAGATGATAATGGAGTTTATACTCTTATTTATGCTTTAAATACTGGAGATAGTGGTGATATGTCTTATACATTTACAACTAACTCAATAGGTAAAATAGCAATAGCATTTGGATTTAATAACAATTCAAAAAATAGTGAAAGTGAAGTAAATAATCTTATGATAGAAGAAGGAACTTCAGCAACAACATACGAAGCATATAATGGAACAACTTATGAATTAAATTTAGGAAAGAATTTATTTGATAAAAATAATATTAACGTAATAAATTCGTGGTTTAATGACACAACACCTACAATTTCATCAACTGCAGATGCTTATAGAACAGTATGGATACCTTGCTTACCAAACACAAAATATACAATATCTAAATCAGCAAGTGCAAGATTTAGTTTTGGATATACATCAACAACACCAGCCGTTGGGGTTTCAGTAAGTGGAGTTGTACAACATAATTCAGGTACAAATTTATCTATTACAACAGGAGCAGATGCAAAATATTTAGTAGCATTTGTATATCACGCAACCTATGATACATTAACACCACAAGAAATATATAATTCTATTCAAATAGAAAGAAATGTAAAACCAACTACATATAGTGCATATAAAACACCTATTGAATTATGTAAAATAGGAGATTATAAAGATAGAATATTTAGATTAACAGGTAAAAATTTATTTGAAAGTGATTATATTTTAGCACCTTCTACTACAATAAATGCAAAATTAAAAGCAGGTACTTATATAATATCAACTTCTAATAACACGAACTTTACTAATAATCTTTATTTTAAACTTTATGATGAAAATGAAACTCTTATAACTACAAGTGGACACTTGACTTCTAGTAATACTCAAATCAATTTTAGTACAAGTTCTTATTCTTATTATGGTGGAACAAGTGCAAATGGAATAATATTTACATTAGATAATGATTATCAATTAAATATAGGTTTATTACAAAGTGATGGAACTATAAGAGTAATGTTAAATGAAGGTAGTACTGCTTTATCATACGAACCTTATGGAACAAAAGGAACTTGGTATATAGAAAAGAATATTGGTAAAGTAATTTTGAATGGTAGTGAAGTAGGCTGGACTACGAGGTCAACTGATACAAATACATATAGATTATCAATAGACAATTTAATTTCATCAATTGGTAAAGAACAATGTTTTAGTAATTATTTTAATTGGTATTCAAATATGGCTACTAATAATAGTTTTAACAATGAAGATATAGAAGCGATACACATTAGAGATGCTGGAACAGGTTTTGGTGTAAGAATAGATAAAACAATAGCAAATACAACTGACAAATTCAAAACTTGGTTATCAACACACAATACAATAGTTTATTATCCATTAGCAACACCTACATATACAGAAATAACTGATAGTGAGTTATTATCACAATTAGGAAGTTTTGGAGAAGCACAATCTTATGTAGGAATTACAAATATAAATGTAGATGGTATTTTACCAACAATTTTAAATGTAAAAGCATTAGAAAATATTTTTAATTAAGGAGGAAAATAAAATATGCAAAAATTTGGAGTAGATTTATCTCATCATAACGAGGGATTAAATTTCGATGTATTAAAAAATGAAGGAGTAGAATTTGCTATATTAAGAGCAGGTTATACTGGATATGGAGATGGAGTTAGCAAAGCTAAAGATAATCAATTTGAAAACTTCTATAATCAATGTAAAGCACGTGGTATAGGAGTAGGAGCATATTGGTTTACTTGTGCTAACACTTATGATAAAGGAGTAGCAGAAGCTAACTACATGTATGATAATTGTTTAAAAGGAAAACAATTTGATTATCCTATCTACATAGACGTAGAAGATGACACAGGTGGACGTTATTGGCTAAGAAATGCTGGAAAAGAGCGTATCACTGATGGTATATGTGGATTCTGTGAAAGAATGGAACAATTAGGTTATTACGTAGGAATATATGCTAATTTAGATTGGTTTAATAATTGGATTAATCAAGATAGAGTAGCACGCTACGACAAATGGTTAGCTTACTGGACAGGTTCTAAACCTAGTACATATCTTGCTAATCAAATGTGGCAATTTGGTGGAGAAACAAACTATGTAAGAAGCCCTTATATAGATGGACAATGTGTAGACCAAGACTTCTGCTATTATGATTATCCAGGAGTTATTATAGGTGGAGGATTTAATGGTTATCCTAGAAATCCACAACCAGAACCAAGTCCTGAACCTACACCAGCACCAACTCCAGAGCCAAAGAAAAGCAACGAAGAAATAGCTCAAGAAGTTTTACAAGGTAAATGGGGTAATGGAGAAGAGAGAAAACAAAGACTAACAGAAGCAGGATATGACTATCAAGCAGTACAAGATATAGTAAATAGTATAGTATATGCAGATTTCCAAGTAGGAGATAGAGTAAAAACTATTGGAAAAGGAAATGGTGCAAGTGATGGTTCTGCTAATACAGCACGTTCTGGGATGACAGGAACTATT